CACGTGATACTGGATTTGGATTCGTGCATATGAAATCTGAATTGCAGCATTGTCCAAGCAAACAACCTTGGCAAGAACAATTGCATTGGGACATTCAACCTGATTTTATCCCAACGATTGGACATTATAAACAAACAAGACCAATACATTATGTAGAGAAATCTTTTTGCACCGATGAATTAGTGGATAGATATGAATGGGGATATAAAAATATGCATAAATAATAGTGTAGGCCACGGACTGCAATCCTGCCTACTCTATCGCCTAGGAGGGCAACAGCAATGACAAATATTTATTACGTATATCAATACGTTCGTGAAGATTTAACTCCATATTACATTGGCAAGGGCAAAGGTTATAGAGCCTGGCAAAAACACTCAACAATACCACTCCCAAGTGATTTAACTCGTATTTCTATATTAGCAGAAAACCTAACTGAAGATCAAGCATTTAATTTAGAAATAGAACTAATTGCAAAATATGGTCGCAAGGATTTAGGAACTGGTATCTTAAGAAATAAAACAGATGGCGGCGAAGGAAATAGTGGTTGGGTTCCAACGAGCGAAACACGTTCCAAACAATCTGTTGCTGCAAAGGGAAGAGTTAGTAATAGAAAGGGTGTCAAACTATCAAAAGAAACCTGTGAAAAAATATCTAACTCAAATAAAGGGAAAATGGGTTCCAACAAAGGAAAAAATTTCTCACAAGAGCATCGTCAAAAATTATCCGAATCTCATAAAGGTTATAAACAAAGCGAAGAACATCTTGCAAAAAGATCAGCGGCACTTAAAGGAAGACCAAATCCTAATAAAGGTAAAAAAATACAAAAATAAAGTTTAAATGACTTATAACATATGGTATAATTACTCTTATGAATACGGAAGAAGAAATCGCTGAATGGTGGGCTGAGTTTGAACGAGAACTTGCCAAACAAGTTAAACCAAACGATCCTAACCCACCAACTCCACCAATGATGCCACAACCTAAAATACCAACACAAAATATATTGGTAAAAGGCGGCACAAATTATTATACGCTGCATGATGATTATCAGTTTCCCGTGAATACTGGTTATCCAAATGTGCAAGGATGGAAATATGCCTGAGTTAATTGATATTAGTGAATTAGATTGCATCTTTTTAAGTTACAAAGAACCAAATGCAGATGCTAACTTTGCATACTTGCGTTCATTTGCACCATGGGCAAAGCGTGTTGATGGTATAGAAGGTTCGGATGCTGCACACAAAGCAGCCGCTGCTGCCAGTGAAACAGAGCGATTCATTCTAATAGATGGCGACAATCAACCTAATCCAGAGTTCTTTAATCAGCAACTACGTCTTGATGAACGCAATGCCGATTGTGTATTTCGTTGGCGAGCAAAAAACGCCATCAATGGCTTATGTTATGGCAATGGCGGCATTTCAAGTTGGACTAAAGATTTTGTTAATAATATGCGAACACATGAAGCAACCGATGGCGGCGATGATACTGCAGTTGAGTTTTGTTTTGATAACCGTTATTGGGCAATGCATGATGTATGGAGCACTACGTATCCTAACTCTTCGCCGCAACAAGCATGGCAAGCAGGATTTCGTGAAGGCGTAAAACTATGTCTTGATCGTGGTCGTCGCCCTACGCCCGAAGAATTTGAAACCGCAACATGGATTGGCAATCGTCTAAATCTTGTCATATGGTGTTCGGTGGGTGCTGATGTAGAGTTTGGCAAGTGGGCAATAATGGGTGCCAGACAAGGTGCCTATTTGACAATGTTTGAAGATACTTGGGATTATCGTGAAGTTCGTGATTTCAAGAAATTAGAAACCTTATGGCAATATACAATGGAAGATGGATTGCAACAAAGCGAACACTTTGCAAACATATTGCGTAAGCGACTAAATCTTGATATAATAACTATGCAAGCAGAACAAAGTGCTTGGTTCAAACGCAATCAACGACAATATCACAATGTTGATATTATGTTGCCAGAAAGGGATTACAATAGTGTCATCAGAAACGCTGCTAAACAACAGTGGTGATAAAGCGGTCGTCGATAACGATGGTAACCTTCACAGTGATTTTATGTCTGCTGCGGAAAAAATGCAGCAAAAACTTGGAACTGCTCTTTGTCTTGCAAAGTGGCAGCAGACAAGTTTGCACCTAACAACTGGACATACTAATAGTTGTTATCATCCACCATTACACAGGATTGATGCCGATGAGTTACAAGATAACCCCAGTGCGCTGCATAACACCGCTCATAAAAAAACCCAGAGAGCACGAATGCTTGGTGGAGAGAAGCCAGAAGAATGTTCATATTGCTGGCGAGTTGAAGCCACGGGAAACCTATCCGACCGACATTACAGATCGGGGGAACCTTGGGCTGCTGAGAAGTTTAGCGAGATTTTGGTTCAAGACCCCTTAACATGGAACGTGAATCCTGCGTATGTGGAAGTTAATTTTAACAGTGCGTGTAATTTAAGTTGTTCATATTGTAGTCCACAATTCAGCACTAGTTGGATGAAGGAAATCAATGAATTTGGTGCTTATCCTACCTCTAATAGCCATAATAGTCCTGCTTATTTTCGGGGTGATCGTAAACCTATACCAAATAGGGAAGATAATCCTTATGTTGATGCGTTCTGGCGATGGTGGCCCGAACTCTACCCTAACTTAAAACATTTTCGAATGACAGGTGGTGAACCTCTTATGGACCGCAATACCTATCGTGTATTTGATTATGTGCTAGAGAATCCTAAGAAAGATTTACATCTTAATGTAACTAGTAACTTTAGCCAAGATGAATATGTGTTTGACAAGTATTTAACTTATGTTAAACACATGTGTGGTAACCATGTGCTAGAGCATTTCATGCAGTTCGTCTCTATTGATGGATACGGAGAACGTGCTGAATATGCTCGCCATGGTCTTGATTTTGAACTTATGAAGAGTAATGTAGAACGGTTCTTAACTGAAGTTCCAAGTCGTAACAGCGTGACATTTATTATTACAATGAATGTGTTGAACATTACGAGTCTCAAAGAACTAATGGAATGGATTCTTGAACTTCGTGCCAAGTATAGTAAGACCTATCAACGCATTTGGTTTGATACTCCAATTCTTCGTGAACCCGCATGGCAGTGTATTGATATCTTACCGCAAAGTTATGCTTGGTTCTTGCAAAATATTGTTGGTTGGATGCAGCCACGGGCAGAAACAGTAGCTACACGATTCAATGGATTTAAAGATTATGAAATTGCTAAACTTCAACGTGTAATAGATTGGATGTATGAACATCACCGTGAAGATACTAATGCCATGGCAGATTTCTATCGTTTTTTTAATGAGCATGATGCTCGTCGTAAAACAAACTTTCTTGAGACATTCCCAGAGATGAGTGATTGGTATAATAATTGTAAGTATTGGTCAGATAATGCAAAATAAATTTGATTATAATATAATTGATGAATACCAAATTGAAGTTACCAGTTATTGCAATGCTGCTTGTCCGCAATGTCCTAGAAACAACTTTGGTAGCGGAATTAATCCGCATATGTATCTAGAACACCTTCCACTTTCTGTATTGGATAGTGCATTTCCAACTGAATTAGTTAACAGAATAAGACAAATATTTTTTTGTGGAAGCTATGGTGATCCAATCATGCATCCAGATTTCTTAGATATTTGCCGTATGTTTCGTAAAAAAAACCCAAATGTTTGGATTTATATTCACACTAATGCTGGATTTAGAAAACCTGAATGGTGGACAAAACTTGCCAAAATTATAAATGGATATGGTAAAATTGATTTTGGTATTGATGGGTTAGCCGACACCAATCATTTATATCGTCGAAATGTAAATTTTTCAACCTCGATGACAAATGCTCGTGCCTTTATAAATGCTGGTGGCAAGGCACAATGGAACTTTATAATTTTTAAACACAATGAACATCAAGTAGAAGCAGCACGTGCACTTAGCAAAGAATATAGATTTGAAACATTCCTTGCAAGAAAAACAGGAAGATTTTTTAAACACGATACAATTACAGAAATGAATAGTTGGCCAGTTAAAGATAAATCTGGTGAACATTTATATGATCTTGAAGTGCCAGCAAACTCAGATTATCGTAATAATAGTATGATGAATCTTGATGCAATTAAAAAAGAATATCCTGATATTTCAGAATATTTTAGTTTAACTGAAATTCAATGTGATGCTCTAATAGGAAATAAAGTAGCAATCAATGCTGAAGGATTGGTATTGCCATGCAATTTTTTTAATCATAATCTTTATGATGCTAGGTTTCATGATCCATCAATTTTGCCAAGTTGTAACCATTTAAGTTTTATAGACGGAAAAAATCAAATTAGAGAAATCATAGAACAATTTGGCAAAGATAATCTAAACATTAAATATAATTCTATTGAAAAAATATATACTAATTCTTTTTGGGATTATGTAATTAATAGTTGGAAAAAAGATTTAAAAAGTGGTAGAATATTTGAATGTGCAATGACTTGTGGAAAGAAATTGACAAAAGTATGGGATCAAGGTGGAAATAAACGATGAGTTATTTAATTACAGGCGGTAATCGTGGGCTAGGTTTAGAATTGTGTAATCAGTTAGGGGGTCACGGCATCAGTAGATCAACTGGCTACGACATTACAAAAAATGTAAACGAAATTGCCGAACTTAGTTTACAACACGATATATTTATTAATAATGCATTTGACGGACCACCACAGGAACAGTGGGCTAACTTTGGTCAAGTAAATGTACTTCTTGCTGTATATGAAAAATGGAAATCTGCAAATAAAAGTGGGTGGATTATTAATATTGGCAGTGTTGGTAGTAAATATATTGTTGCACCTGAGCCAAGTTTTGAAACTTATCGCACAGCAAAAGCTGCACTTGAATTTGCTAGCAAACAATGCACTGCTGCATTTAAAAATAATTTAGTACTATTTAAAACAACTCTAATTACATTAGATAGATTGGATACTCCACTATCTCGTAGCAGAGAAAGTTGGACAGGTAACGGAATATCATGCAGCAATGTTGCTGAATATATTAAGTTTATTGCTAATCTATCTGAAAATACATGTGTTGAAGAAACTACCTTTTATGTGAATTTTAATGCGAAGTAAGCGACCAGACGAAAGTTTTCTAGAATATAAACAGCGTGTATTAGATACCAAGAGTGTATCATTTTGTGGTGCAAAATGGTATAACGCAACTATATGGTTAGGTAGTGGTCAAACAACAAGTTGTCATCATCCCTTGCCACATCAAGTTAGTGTTGAACAAGTATTAGCAAATCCTGCTGCTCTACATAATACTCCCGAAAAAAAAGAACAAAGACGCCAGATGCAAAATGGCAAGCGACCAAGTGGTTGTGAATATTGTTGGAAAATTGAAGATAGTAGCGCAACTGCTATTAGTGACAGACCATATAAAACGATGATATACAGTGAAGAAGAATTAAATGATGCATTTAATCTTTCTAGTGAAAGTGATGTAAATCTTAGAACATTGGAGATAGCCTTTGACCGCACTTGCAATTTTGCCTGCTCTTATTGTAATCCTGCATTTAGTTCTACCTGGGTCCGAGATGTTAAGACGAATGGCGGTTATAGCGGGTTGGTTAGCGATGGGCGTAATCATTTTACACATGCTCACGACAACAGCCAACTCTATGGGTATACAGATACTAACCCTTATGTAGAAGCATTTTTCAAGTGGTGGGAAAGTGATTTGCATAAAACCTTGCGTGAATTGCGTATTACAGGTGGTGAACCACTCATGAGTGGACATACATGGCAACTACTAGATTGGTTCAAAGAAAATGTGGGTAAAAGTCAAACAAAACTAGCAATCAATAGTAATCTTGGCATGATTAAAGAAAAATTAAAAGAATTTATTGATAAGGTTAAGGATATACCTGATCTTGAAATTTATACAAGTTGCGAAAGTTTTGGACAACAAGCAGAATATATTCGTGATGGTTTAGATTATAAACAATGGATAGATAACCTATTGGCGCTGCAATCTGCTGGCATTAAAATGCATGTTATGGCAACTATTAATGGACTGTGTTTACCCAATCTTCCTAAGTTTTTAGACCATTTAATGGATATTAAAGTTGGTCGTGGACGTGATGCTGTTACTGTCACTCTTAATATATTGCGTTTTCCTAGTTTTCAAAGTCCTACGGTAATGCCTGATTACATAAAAAAAGAATGTGTAGATAAACTCAATGTATTTTTAGAAAAGTATAGCGATGGATATTATCTACATCAAATGGAAATAGAACATATCCGTCGTCTTGTAGAATACTTAAATACTGTTACATTGCCACATACTGGTGCAAGTCCACTAGAAATATTAGAAAAAGATTTTAAAACATTTTATAAACAGTATGATGAACGACGTGACAAAAATTTGATTGAAACATTTCCTGAATTAGCAGATTGGTATAATGACTTATAATTACAACGAACGTACACCTGAATTTATTACTGTAGAAGAACTTAATGAACGACAAAAGTTCTTGCTAATGGAAAGCAAAACTTTTTGCATGCTGCCTTGGACTCATTTACATGCATTTCCAACGGGTCCAGCATATATTTGCTGTGCTGCTGAAATGGATCATTCAATAGGCAATCTGCGAGAATCTACAATTAAAGAAGTTTGGAATAGTGATGCTATGCGTCAAACTAGAACAAACATGTTAACAGAAAAAAAATGTGGTGCTTGTAAAAAGTGTTATGAGCAAGAAGAGGCGGGTTTTTTCAGCATGCGCAATAGCTTTAATAAAAGATTTGGTCATCATATTAGCCGTGTAGATAATACCGAATCCAACGGTCATCTTGAAGAACTTACTTTGTCTTATTGGGATATTCGTTTTTCAAATCTTTGCAACTTTCGTTGCCGCAGTTGTGGTCATATTTTTAGTTCAAATTGGTATGATGATCAATTAAAACTGATTGAAATGAATGGTGGTAATGCTGAAAAATTTAAAAAAAGAAGTGCACGAATCGAATATGCCGGACGCACTCAACTGGACGTATGGGAGCAACTTGAACCGCATCTTGATTATGTTGAACATATTTACTTTGCGGGCGGAGAGCCGTTAATTATGGAAGAACATTATCGTATTCTTGATGCACTTCTTAAAAAAGGCAAAAATAATGTAAGACTTACCTATAATACTAATTTCAGTGAATTACGTTATAGAAAACAAAATGTATTAGAACTTTGGAATGAGTTTACAGATGTTTGTGTAGGAGCAAGCCTTGATGCGATGGGACCACTTGCAGAATTAGTACGCAAAGGAACTGTGTGGGCAAAAACCGAACGCAATCGAGAAGAAATGTTGCGCATATGTCCGCATGTTGATTTTTATATTAGTCCAACACTAAGCGTAATGAATGCACTACAATTACCAAGTTTTCATCGTGATTGGGTTGCCAAAGGTTTCTTAAAACCACAAGATTTGCACGTTAATATTTTACAAGACCCACCATTTTTTAGAATAGATATTCTACCATTTCAATACAAATTAGATATTCAAGAATTGTATCTTGAACATATCAAGTGGCTAACACCATTAGATAGGTTAAAAAGAGCAACTACTGGTTTTGAAAGTGCTATCAATTTTATGATGGCAGATGATAAGTCGCATCTTATACCACAGTTTTGGGATCGCACAAATAAAATGGACACAATTCGTGGTGAAAAATTGCTTGATGTTGTTCCTCAATTAGGAATGTTACATGGATAATTTTTGTGTATTGCCGTTTGTAAGTATTGAGGCTGATTCTATTGGTAAATGTAAGGTATGTTGTCTAAGTCATGAAACTATACCAGATATTGATTTAAAAACAAATACGTTAACAGAAGCATTTAACAGTCCATATATGAAAAACCTACGAGAAAGTTTTTTAAATGGTGAAAAACCAGCAAATTGCAATCGTTGCTGGGCAGAAGAAGATAGTGGCAGAACTAGTAAACGTATGAATAGTTTAACTAGACTTAAAGACATTATAAAAGATATGAGTTTTACTAGTATAGATGATAGCAAATTAATGTTTCTTGATTTAAAACTTGGTAATATATGTAACTTGAAGTGTCGTATATGTGGAAGTTTTAGTAGTTCAAAATGGGCACAAGAAGAAATAGATATTCATCCAAATAATATTACTGCACGTAAAAATCTTGAGTTAGGTCGTTGGCCTCGTGAAGCACAAAATTTTTGGGAAGATTTAACTCAATTATTATCACGCACAAAATATTTTGAATTTACTGGTGGCGAACCTTTTTTAATTGATGAACACTTTACATTGTTAGAAATTGCTGTTAAAATGGGATATGCTAGTGATATTGAAATTCATTATAATACAAATGTTACTACTTTTCCAAAACGGGGTTTAGAATTGTGGCCATATTTTAAAACAGTAGAAATAGCGGTTAGTATAGATGATATTGGTTCACGGTTTGAATACCAACGTTATGGCGCTAATTGGGATAAAGCTATGGATAATCTACAACGTTTTTATGATTTGCGTGATGCCAATACCAATATCAAGTTACAACTATGTATGACTTCAAATGTGCAAAATTTTTATTATATTGATGAAATGTGTGAATGGATTGCGCAACAACGTTTTGATTATGTTTATTTTAATGTGTTACATGACGCATGGCATTTTAGTATCGCTCGTCTAAATGATGGTGCAAAGACACTAATCTACAACAAGCTGCAAAATTATAGCGGACCATATAGCGATGAAGTTGCTAATTTGTTGCAGTTCATGTTACAAGGCGAAGGCAGTGATTGTTCAAAACTTGTTCAGACATTAAAGAATAGTGATGTACAGCGTAATCAAAAGTTCAGTGATCATCATCCAGAGATAGCAGCGGCAATTGGTTATGAATGATTTTTGCTTGGCTCCATTTACGCATACGTACATTTCTCCACAAGGAGAACGTCGATTATGCTGTGCTTCTCGTGAACCTGCACAAAATTTTCAACAGTATATCGATACTGCTGGTGGCGATGGTGAGTTTACGCCACTTACATTAAAAGATTGGTGGAATGGCGAACATATTAGAGAAATTAGAAAACAGTGGTTGGCTGGTGTGGTTCCTTCTGCTTGCGAAGTATGTGATAAAAAGTTGCTTAACACTTCTGTATATCGTGATTATTTTGGGAACCTCTTTGGGAATTTACGAGGGGACATTATTTCTTCTACAGATAGCAATGGCTACACGACCTTAGAACCTATCTCTTGGGACTATCGCTATAGCAATGTATGTAACTTCAAGTGCCGCATGTGTGGCGATATGTTGAGTAGTGCATGGGAAGTTGAAGTTCGTAAAAACAATATGGTTGATTTGTCTAACCCAAAAAATCACTGGATGCAACCTAAAAACCGTCATGCTATTCGTGACTTTACTCGTGATGTAGTAATACCAGAGTTTCGTGAAGCTATTGAAAATAAAAGTGTGCGTGAAATCTATTGGGTTGGTGGTGAACCACTATTATATGACGAGCATTGGGCATTTATGCGTAGAATAATAGCACTTGACTATGCCCATCAAGTTCGTGTAAGATATAATACAAACTTAAGTTATTGCCAAGACAAAGAGGGAACTTTATGGGAACTTCTTCAAAACTTTCCACACTGGGAAATATGCGCAAGTTTAGACGGAACAGGAGCAATTGGTGAATATGTTAGGACTGGTCTTAATTATAGCGAGTGGTATAATAGCTTTCGACGGGGGGTTGAATCTTCAAAAAACCCTAGACAAATGCGTATTGATTTTACTCTTACTTTACCTGGTCTTTTTGACCTTGAGAATATTATCAATTTATCCGATGAACTAAATGTAGAACTGCTGAGTAAGGTAGTATTTGCCTTTTCTCCTGATATAGTATTAAGTCCTCTTGCACTGCCTAGAATGGTATTAGAACCGCTCTTAGAGGGCATACAGGCACGTATTAAACCACTAATTACTCATCGCACACGCAGCTTATGGGACACGTTAGAACACCTTAAAAGCCGTCCTACCTTTGCGGAACAATTTCCTGATACCTATAAGCGAGAGGCAATTAAGGGTAAAGCACATCTTTTAAAATTGGAATCACTGAGAAAAGATGCTAAGATAAAGATGGAAGATATCCTAACAGGTGATGTCTTGGATTGGTGGAAAAATATATAATGAGCAAGATAGCAGTAACAATTCGTAATCCAGTAAGCAAGAATGATATGCTTACGTATTATATTAAACCAAATAATAGCCAATTGGCACGTGATTGGGTAGATGCTCTTAAACTTGAATTACAAAAGAATAGCGAACTTGAAAAAAATTATTGCTGGCATGGTTGGCCAAAGACACAAAGAAATCTTGACTACCTCGCGTCCGAATTAACAAAACATGCAACTAGAATTTGGAATTTTAATCAAACTGGAATTTGGCAAAGTATTGGATTAACACCATTTAATATTCGCACTAATTATACCGCAAATGATATTATGATACCGATTACCGGCATAGATGAACCAAATAAACGGGGCGGTGGACCTAATCATGATGTAATGAATGAAGTTCATAATTATTTTGAACGCTTACAAGGAACGGTTGAAAATTTAAGTCTATATTATAAATTTGCAACACCAGAAGTAAAATATAGTATTAGACAAATTAATAATCTTTGTCATGAAATTGAAACACTCTGTTTAAGCATTAGAAAAGAATATTATGCACCTGATTGGGTGCGTCCAAGTCAAATTACAACATTTTTAAATGCAACACGACAATATTTAAAAGATGAACATCGTACAGGTTTTACAATTAATGGATATGACCGCAGATTTGCCCATGTTTATATGCATTGGACGCAGATTGGCAAAACCTTAATAGAAGTTTTTCATGACGAAGGCGCTCCTCATTTGGACCAAACAACATGCGATGCGATTACTCATTTACAGTACTATAGTGGTGAATTTGATGTTGAGTGGGGACGTGATGTAATATATAGCCAACATGCTTGGCATAAAAAAACCCAAGATGCGTTTACAGAGTGGTTACGTCGTGAAGGATATGACCCGTCCGATGTTAATTTAAGTTTAGGATATCTTGAATTAGGTCATGTTGATTTAGAAAGTAGCTTTGGAACTCATGATCCTTATAAAATTTGGAATATAATGAGTGATAAACTAGACATTTATAGTATTGAAGTAGATGGAATCAAAGCAATTTATGATTATAGTTGGGCGGATGATGATTATGAACAGCGTCAAATTAACTATTTAATGCCAGGTTATAAAACTTATGTTTGATACCTATTGGTATGATTATGAAGATTGCACGGATATTAATAAATTAATTGCTAAAGCAATAGCTAGCAGCAAAACAGAATATATTTGGTTGTGTCATCGTGCCGTTGATTATAACAATTTTAATTTACGTTTTATGCCGCATCGTCATCAGGCTCACATGCTACATGCATGGGCAAGTCATGATAATCCACAGTGCTACACAACTTGGTTAATACCAATTGAAAATAATGGCGAAATGTGTTACCATGATGAGGTATTAAACATCATAAAACTTCCGCAATGGGTTACAAGTGAACAGGTATGCTATGATGAATTTAATTTTAAATGGTACCCCGATGTTTGGGATTGGGGTAAACAACATCATTTTGCTATGAGAGGAACTACACAACTATCCTATACAAGTGTATGCATTGGTGAAGAAAAAAAATATCATACTAGTAATTTGCAATTTAAATCTGTTGGCATTTGGTATGATATGGATGATTTAAATAACTCTCCTTATGAATGGAATTGGATTGCTGACAGTCGTATAGATTATAGTGATTTTAATTTTAACTGGCTACCAGATGCATGGGAAGCTGATAAGATTCATGAGTTTTGCATGTGGGGTGCCGAACAACTATCGTATACACGTTTAATGCGTAAAGGATGCACTAATGAGCGTGTATATCACAATTCTTATTTGCTCTTTAAAGAAATTGAGAAAGTGCATTCGCTATTGCCCACTGATAACGAATGGGTTTGGGTTACAGATGATCGTATTGATTATAGCAATTTTAATTTCAATTGGTTGCCTGATGCGTGGGACATAAACAAAACACATGCCTTTACCATGAATGGGACAACGCAACTTGCTTATACCTTTTTGCACAATACTAAGATTTCTAGCAAAGAAATAAAGTATCATGATGCAAAATTATTTTTTGATCCTAATAAACCCAATGACGAATGGGTTTGGGTTACAGATGACCGCATAGATTATAATGACTTTGATTTTACTTGGTTGCCTGATGCGTGGGATATTAATAAAAAACATGCTTTTACTATGCAAGGTACAAAACAGCTAGCCTATACATTTTTAACCAATACTAAAGTTAAATCTACAACAACAACAAAATATCATAAATCTAACTTAAAATTTGATTTTAAAAAACCAAATGATGAGTGGGTGTGGATAACAGATGATCGTATTGATTATACTGGTTTTGACTTTAATTGGTTACCAGACGAATGGGATATTAACAAAACACATGCTTTTGCAATGCGTGGTACTGAGCAGCTATGTTATACTTTTTTGCGCAACACTAAAATTGCAAGTATTGAAACAAAATATCATACAACACAATTACGATTTAAAAGCGATATTGAAAATGATGAGTGGGTATGGGTGACAGATGATCGCATTGATTATACAAATTTTGATTTTGACTGGTTGCCCGATGCTTGGGATGCAGATAAAACCCATGTTTTTTGTATGGCGGGCACGCAGCATCTTGGGTATACTAAACTCATAAACACAAATATTACCAATCCAAAAACAATATATCATCGCAGTAATTTACGTTTTTTGCCACAAGTTCGTCCTGTCATTTATTGGCAAGATTATACTAATACATTTAATCTTGAAACTATTAAAAATTTAGCTATGGGAAATGAATGGACGTGGATTGCTGACCGCCGTATTGATTATAGTAAATGGGATTTTGAGTGGTTGCCTGATGGTTGGGACACTAACTACATTCATTCTTTTACTATGGCTGGCAAAAAACAATTAAGTTATACAGTTCTCATTCACCGTGATGCTATTGCAAATTTTATAGATTACAAATACCATGAATCACACCTTAAATTTAATGATACATATGCTGATATGTGTTTTTTAAATACCAACACGTTTGATAATCCATTTGTTGCAGATTTTCAAGTTCGCCTCATTACGACAATGGAAGAATCTATTAAGGCGGCGGTTAACAAAAGTAACCGTGAATGGTTATGGATATATAGTGATGTTTGTGATTATACTAATTTTGATTGGAATTGGTTGCCTGATCTTGACCAATGCGATCAAATACATTGTTGGCCAAGTGGAACATGTGAGAAGGGTGATACATTCCTAGTTCATGTTCCTAGTTTTAATAGTGATAAATTAAAATTTAATTTTGCACATGAACCACTACAACGTAAACGTTGGCCTGTTGTATCGGTTACTGACAATTGCTTAGCATGGGATTTGAATAACCAAACTCGTAATCGTGGAATTTATACAGTATACTCATATACTAGTTTTATAGATTATCCAGATGTTTGCTTGTGGGAAAAAAGACCTGTAGTAAGCCTTAATCGCAGCAATAGCACCTGTCTTGTTCCTCGTGACTGCATTGTTGATAAAGAAATATATGAATATCCATACTTACTTCGTTATCCAGAATATGGCACGGATATTCTTATTGATGTAATCTTTATTGATAATAAAGAAAGTTGTGCAAATGAAAACTGGAATAGGTTATTAACTGTTCATCCAAATGCAAAATTAGTCAGTGGAATTAAAGGTAGACTAGAGGCATATCGTGCGGCAGCATTCCAAAGCGATACACCGTGGTTCATTGCCGTGTTTGCCAAGTGTCATGTCTTAGATAATTTTGCAGAATTAAATTGGCAACCAGATTTTTGGCAAGAACCTAAACATTATATTTTCCATAACCGTAATTTAAACAACGGGCTTGAATATGGACATATGGCACCCATCGCATATCATTGTCAACTTATGTATGAGAATAGAGGCGGACTCGACATGACTCTTGCTCAACGTCACACGACCGTGCCAATTACTATAAGTGAAACCAACCTTGAAGGTGATGATTGGTTAACTTGGCGCACAGCATTTCGTGAAGTTATCAAGATATTGCACTATAGAAGAGAAAGCCCTAGTGTAGAAAATGATTATAGACTATGGGCATGGCGTAATGTTGCTAATGGTAACAATGCACAAATTCAAAAGTTAGCAGTTACCCACGCAGAAGAATATTATGCAGCAAGCGGTGGAAATGAAGAAGCATTAATGCTAACAAGTGAATGGGATTGGTTAAGCGAACACTATGCTCGTCTTATATTACAGCCAGTATAGTTGTGATAACCGTATTAACCTGTTCATTTGATAAATGCCAATGACTTGGTAAACTTATAATTCGTTCATTGCTTGTAATATATTCAGCTTGTGGGCATGACTGATACCCATAAGATTTAACAAAACCTTCGCGATTAAGTGGCTTTGCATAGTGGCTACTGCATTCAATACCAGCTAATTTTAATGCTGTTTTGACAATCTCGTGTTTTACTGGCGCAATAGAAAATGAATAATAATTCCATGTTCCCCATAATTTGCGAATGGGTAAGTCTATCTTATCTGGATAATTTCTGAAATGATTATAATAGGTTTCGCAAATTTTCATCTTGCGTATAATATGGTCTTCAAAGTAAGGAGCCTTTGCCACTAATGTGGCTGCTTGCGTAGATGACATACGAAAGTTAAGACCAGTTAATTCAATTGCACCATGTGGTCCACGTTCAGTTTTGCCCATCATACATGTGGCACTTAAAATAGTTGGATGAATTGTTTTACTTACAACTGCACCACCACCACTGCCACCGAGATTTTTAAGTGGATTAAAACTTAAACAAATAGCATCGGCAACAGTTTGATTATAATCTTTTGAACATATGCCAAAACTATGTGCTGCATCAATAATCCATTTTATGTCATGCTTATCACACCATTTACGAACTCGTTCTAATTCAACACCTTGCCCATATAAATCTACTGTGATAAGTGTGCTTATCTCATCACCATACTTTGCATACAATGCATCTAGTAATTCAACGTCAAGCAACCAACTGCTATCAATATCAACAAATGTAGGTATACAACCAGCAGCAATGACTGCTTGTGCAGTAGCAGCATAGGTAATTGCTGGTAAAAGAACACGTGAACCACGCTTGGTATAAAGCGCCATAAGCGAGGCTATAAGAGCACTTGTGCCACTGTTAGTAAGTTCTACATGTGAATCATCATACTTGACTCGTATATAACGAGCAACAGCATCATGTGCTTCACCACTATAAAATTGACCGCTTGCAAATACAGCTTGCATACCACCAAGAATAAAACTTTGGCAATCTGCATATTGTTCTTTAAGATTATAATAGGAAATCATTTGATAAGTTTCTGTATGCCATCTTCTAAACTAAATTTAGGAGTATATCCAAGATATTGAACAGCATTGCGTATGTTTAAAGAACCACGCTTGGGCATATCAAATGGTATGCCATCACCATATAGGATTTTGCTTTTAGTATTTGTCAAACCTTTGATAATTTCAATAGCATCTTGCAGTGTTCTTGCCTGACCATAACTTACATTAGCAATAAAATTGTGAGTGTCAAACATTGCGGCATTAGCTATAGCTTGTGCTGTATCTTCTACATATGTAAAGTCAAGCGTTGCATGAGGATCATCAACATGAATTGTTTCTTGATTTAATGCAGCCCTTACCCATTTTGAAATTACCCTTTTATTATCATCGCGGTTGCCATATACTGCGGTTGGACGAATGATTACCCACTGTTTGGCGATAATTCTAACCAATTGTTCGCATAGTTGTTTAGCCCTACCATAATCATTAATGGGTTTTAATTGTGCATCTTCTACAATTTCTCCACTCCAATCGCCATAAACCATGCTGCTTGAAATATAAACCATCTTAGCATTAGGATAAGTGGTTAATAAATGAATTGTACTTTGAACAGTATTGCGCCAAGCAGCAAGATTATCTTTGGAAAAAGTTGCTTGGTTTGGCTCACCAGCAAGATGAACAATCACATCTACATCTTGAACAATAGTGCTACTACAATCTGCATTAATCCAATCATCATATGCAAATTCCATATGTCGCCCACGAGCCATATATAGTTCTGTATTGATAAAGCGTAAATCATCAATGATAGTAACCCTGTGACCACTATCTTTAAGACGTTTTACAACGTGATGCCCAATAAATCCGTATCCACCTGTAAATAATATATGCATGTTATACCGCCATTTCTGCTACAATTGCTGCATGATGCGTATAATTCATTAACCGAATATCTTCCAACTGTGCTGACCATACATCTTTAACATCGCTTAAATCAAGATATGGTTGTGGATAAGGTTCTCTTTCAAGCAATTCTAAAACTTGTTCAATGTGATTATTGTAGATGTGTACATCACCAAATGTCAGAATAAGTTCACCAACTTTAGCACCAATCGTCTTGGCAACTAAGTGTGTTAGTAATGCATAACTTGCAATATTAAACGGCACACCTAAAAATAAATCTGCACTGCGTTGATACATTTGACAAGATAAAATGTTGTTACGAATATAAAATTGAGCAAACATATGACAAGGTGGTAATGCCATATCATTTAATTCGCCAGGGTTCCATGCTGTTAAAATATGACGACGACCTGTTGGATCGTTCTTCAATCCATCAATCAGTTCCCTTAATTGATCTACTTCGGTTCCATCAGGAGTACGCCAATGACGCCACTGTACACCATATACGCGACCCAAATCGCCAGTATAACGAGATTTTGGAAGCCAATAGCTTGCACGAGCATTTGCAGTCCAGATTGTTTTCTTTGCATCATCTCGTGTGCCATACTGTATTTCTGCCAATCGTCGCTCATCGCCACTTCCTTCTATAAACCAAAGTAATTCGCTGACTACACTTTTCCATGCAAGTTTTTTAGTTGTGATTGCTGGAAAACCCTCTTGCAGATTAAATCGCAATTGTTCTCCGAATAAGCTAACAGTACCAACGCCAGTTCTATCTATGTTTTGCGGTCCTGTTAGTATAATTTTTTTACATAATTCATTATAATTTTGCATGTCGTTTCCACACCTGAAATACTTTATCTTTGCCGTATGTTTCCCAATCCATTTGGAAATTATGTAGTAATTCTACCACATCTACGCTAACATCGCAATTATAATTATCATCAAAAACGGTAAGATATATTTGTTGAAACAGATGTTTGGTGCTGTTAATAAGTTTTGCTCCACCAATAATCCATATATCTTTATCTGGATTCTGTGCTTTAATTACTGCCAAACTTTGTTCAATATAATTGCCATGAATGATAGTATGGGCATCACGGAAGCTATCAACTAGTTTATTTGTTACTACGCAACAGTGGCGGTCTGGTAGTGGCTTGGGCATCTTTGGGTCAAGCCAAGTGTTGCTACCCATTACAACTATATGTCCACGTGTATTAGACGAAAACCATTGCATATCTTGCTTATCATATGCCCATGGAAGTGTGTTATTCTTGCCTATACCACCATTACGATCAACTGCAAAGATAGCTTTAATCATTGCTCTAAAATTTTAAGAGTCTTAGGTTCTACTTCTTCTGCAAGCGCAGATAGATTAATATGAAAATCTACAACATCAATTAAATCACTGTGCGCATCAAGATAATCTTGGACAATTTCTTCTAGATGTTCAGCTTCATACCCTTTTTGTAACATTAGTCCAATGTCAAAATTATGAGTTTCTCCTGTGTCAAGTTTGACACTTACTTCTCGTATAAAACGCATGGGAACCTCTGAAATTTCAACTGTTGAAATCAGATGTTCCCATCGTTCGTAAAACTCATCACTGAACTTGGTATTGTCAGGCACGGGCAGCGGTCTTAGTCTTTGGTGCTGTTTTTGCCTTTGGTGTTGCTTTGGCTTTTGGCGCAGGTGCTGTAGCACCACGCATTTCATTAATCTGTTGTTGCATCGCTTGCATAGTTTGCATCATTTGCATCATAAGTGCATTTTGATCTGGAACTGGCGGGGCAACAGTAGCAGCGGTTATTGGAGGATTTAATTCGTCCATATTAACGCTTTCACTTACTAGTGCATCTGTAAGTGCTTGCTTTGCGGGATCAGCAAATCCTTGATTATTTTCCATACGTTCAAGACGATTAATTGCATCTGGTCCCTTGCCAACTTCACCAAGTAACTTATTAAGTTCATCAAGGCGCATGCTGCTTTTGCTATTTGGTGTAATCATAACATTGCTAGCAGGCACTCGTTTGAGGTAGTTTTCTTGACTCAATGCTTGCATCATGTTGTTCCCATCTGCCATCATGCGACGTTCGAGAATATCACGGAACTCATATGCTTGTTGACCTTCTTCACTTTCAAGAACTTTCATAACATCATCATGATACTTGCTTGGCATAATTTCGCTATAAATCACTACTGCCATATGTGATTCGTCGCCGCTCATTTGGCGCTGAACAATAATAACTTTCTTATTGTTGACAGTTCCAACGTGTTTAAAAAAACTCATTGATTTACTTCCTCTGTTGTTTGATCTGCTGTTGGTTGTGGGGTGTTAGCAGTAATAAATGCTTTAACTCTATCATACACAGCACCAACGCTGCTTAGTTCATCTGCTCGGAAAGCACCACGCTGTGCAACTGTTTCAATAATTTGCACAAGAAAACCAATATCATTGATTGTTAAACTTGGTGGTGTTGTTTCTGCGGTTGTTGTATCAGTCATAGTAATCTCCGTATTATAGTAGTATTTAATAAAATAAAAAAGGCTCCGAAAATTTTTCGGAGCCTTACGAGACCGTTAAGAAAGGATAGGAAAGAAACAGTCTCAATCTTCGTAGTAAGCGTGGATACCAAATGGTGGTTCGATAGCTTTGTTATACTTGTTATGGATAATCCACACTGTATCACAATAGTTCTCATCACCCCAAGAACCATATGGTTCGCCATCAGTGAACACGATGAACAGTTTAGGCTCAACGCCTTCGTGCTTCATCCACGTCCAGTTGGCATCAAAATCAGTGCCACCAAAACCTTTTGGTTCATAGTTTACAAGGTCATCACCTGTTGAAGTATCATAATCTTGTGGGTTATGAACAGATGTATCAAAACACCAAATCTTTACCTTGTAGTCATCATATGACTGCATGATACCGTTGATTTCACCAAAGAAATTATTCAACTGCTCTTGACCAATAGAGCCACTAGTATCAATTGCAACGCAAACATCAATTGCTTGATCCTTACGCATGTTAGGCAGAACGAAACCTTGTGAGAACATCTTCTTGTTAGGAATAGTCCAAGTGTAATCGTTCTTAACGGTAGATTGGATTTGCTGTGTGATAAGTTCACGCCAGTTGATTTTAGGTTGCGTAAGTTCATTGATCATGCGCTTGATGTTGCCAGGCGTATTGCCAGCACCTGCAGACTGTGCAGCAGCAAGCATGGCTTCTTTGAACTCGTCCTTGACAGCCTGACGCTCTTCTGGTGTCAGCGGATTAGGGCGACCATTGCCCTTGCCATCCTTCTCATCCTTATCACCACCGTCACCTTTGCCTTGCGAACCATCCATATGTTCGTCAAGCAACTGGTCAAGCAAATCTTCAATATTGATCTGCTTAGCATTTTTGATAAGGTCATCATAGACCTGTTCAAAGTTCCACTCGTCATACTTGCGATCATAAAGAACAGGCACGACCGTAATTTTTTGACCAAGGTTGTACTTGATGCAATCGGCATTGACAACATAATCCATAGCAATATTGGCAAGGTCACGGTTATAACCACGACCACGGTTCATATGGTCATAAGCGCAATGAAGCAACTCATGGCAGAACAAGAACATCATTTGATTGGTAGGAAGTTTAAGGATAAACTCGCTATTATAAAAGAAGTGGCGACCATCGGTAGCAGCAGTCGTCAACCAACTGTCAGCGTTCTTAAGGGTAAGACGCATGGCAAGATTGCCAAAGAAGGGTTGCTTAAGCACGAGGGCAATACGAGCCTTGAGAATAGCCTGACGTGCGGCTTCGTCTTGCACTGCATCAATCGTCTCGCTGATTTTACCAGCACCTTGTTTAATCTTAGCCATAATCGTGTTCTCCAAATGTCTATAATTTATATTACCACATTATAGGGTATTGTCAAGCAAATAGTTTACAAAATTTGTGGGAAAAAGTACATTGCTATGGGTATTTCTATACCTATCAAGGATTTTTAACCTATTAAAACACTCTTTTAATACTTCATTGTTGCCATCTTTAACAATTTTTTTAATTACTTCCAAAAAAATTTTATCTTTTTTTAAATCATTTATTAAATTTATTTTAAATTTTTCTGGTAAATTTTTAATATTGTAATAGTTTGGTTCTATAAGAAAATTAAAAGAAATATTATTTGATATATTTTTTAAAAAATAATAATCATTTTTAAGATTAAAAATATTAAGGACACTTACAGTATAGGTTATGTAAATTTCGCTGTTTTCAATTTCTTTTATTTTATTGATATTATTTAAAACTTCATCCCATTTGGCTGGCCATCTGATTATTTCAAAATTTTCTCCTACACCATCAATACTTACACCAATGCAGACAGATTTGAAATTTCTTAACAATTCTATTAATTCTTCATTAAAAATAGTACCATTTGTATAAAAAAATATTTTTATATTTGCAGAAAATTTGTTTTTTATTAACCAATATAATATATTTTTTAATTTTTTAGAGTAGAAAGGTTCTCCACCATACAATACAAGTGACTCTACATTTTCCCATAGTTTTTCATCAAAAATCCAATCATAATCAACTTTTGCATTTTTACTTAAATTTTTTTCATACATTCTTGTATCTTCTTGCGCCCATCTACTACTTGACGCACTGTCGCATGTAATACAGGCAAGATTGCATGTGTTATCTAATCGCAATTCTAAATGTTTAAGTAAAAATTTATTTTCAAATATTAATTTATGATCAGGTTTATTTAAACAATTTAATCTGTGACTTACACCTTTATTTTCTTCTGCATATTTACAATTTTCACATCCAGAAGACCAATTATTTTTTAAATTATCATTTCTAACGGTTTCATGAAAATCTACCATCCCATTGTATATAATACTTTTTTTAGGATCAAAATGGCAACATGGTTTATAATTTTTTTTGTCTATGTCAATATATAATTCCGTAAACGCACGATAACATAAAATATTTTCAAAATCAAACATAAGAATATTTATTGGTAAAAAAATAGGGGAGCAAATTGCTCCCCTATTATCTCGCCCTCACTGATGGAGAACGATGGGGCGAGAGAATTAGTCACGCACAGCGGCGAGGATATAATCACCGTTCTTGGCATGGTAATCCTTGTAGTTCTTCAAGCGACTAGTTTTCATAGGCAACTTGTAGTTACGAAGGATAGTAGCAAGCATCATAACTTGCAACTCAGTGTCCATGTTATCAAGATAGAAACGAAACACGTTGTCCAGTTCCTCGTGCCAAGCAACGTTATCGTTTTCTTTCATACGCTCACCACCACGTTTGTCAAACGAGTCTTTTAACTCATAGCAACAAGACACCGTGAGAGAATACTTGGCACCGATTTCCTTGGTACGAAGTTCCTTGACCTTACCAGACAGAATATCAGAAGGGTTAGGCATCTGGCTTGCAACCTTACGATGGGCTGCAAACTTGAGTGCAACGCCTTCTCCAACAGTACCCGATACAAGGTCATTGAGTTCGGTATCGTTAAGGTCTTCTTGCAGCAACTCACTGACGAACGACCAAGAACGAGGCGTAGCAAACGATGCACCGCTTGAACGAGGATCAAAGTTGAACAAGTCGTTCTTGTTGCAGGTAACATACGCAACTACATCAGGATTGATAGCATGGTTGATAGCCCAATCATTCCACGACTCAAAGTCAACACGCAAGTTCAAGTGAACAAAACGGTTGGCAAGTGGCGATGGCATACGATACACGACACCACGGTCAGTATCACGGTTACCAGCGGCAACGATAACAACGTTGTCGGGCAACTCATAGGTGCCAACACGACGATTAAGAACCAACTGATATGCAGCAGCTTGTGTTGCGGGTGCAGCAGAGTTCATTTCATCAAGGAACAGGAATACCACAGGATACTTGGCAGCTTCTTCTGCGGATGGCAAATCAGGTGGAGCATTCCACATAGCATTACCAACAGTAGGATTGTAGTAGAGAACGCCCTTCAAGTCAGAAGGGTCCATCAGTGCAAGACGCAAATCATACAACTTACCACCCATGCTTTCGCAAAGGTCTGCAACAAGTTCGCTCTTACCGATACCGGGCGCACCCCAAAGGAATACAGGACGCTTGCGACGAGCGCAAACCATGACCTCACGCTTTGCAGCAGCAAGGGTAACCGTGCGCACTTCTGAAAGTGCAGTGTCAGTGTTCTTAGCCATTGTGTTTCTCCATCAGTTGACTATAATTTAATATAGCATATTATTTTGTTCTGTCAAGCATTTTTTTGCATCATTTCACCAAGAATAAACTTGGCGATATTCATCTGTTTACGGATGTGTTCGTCAACACGCGGATGCGGAATTGTTGGATTTTTCATAGCAATCATTTCCTGACAATCGGAAAGAATACCCATGACGACCATCTCCACGCCAACCAGTTTAGCAGAGATGCTGTTGATATATTGGTCACGGATATCGGCTTTGGTCATACCAAACATCGTAAGATCGGTGGCAGTCATGTCTCGCTCTCCATCAATTGACTATAACTTAATATAACACGGATTTAGGGGTTGTCAAGCACTTTTTTCAAATAATTGAACCATCATGGTAAAGACGGTTAAACTCACGAATAGCAAAATAGTTAATTCGCTTACCAGTTTTGGTAGGAACTTTACCGCCTGTGGCAATACCATATTGACGACCACGCTCATAGCACCATTGTGCAGCACCGTGAGAAGCAGTTTCCCACTTGTCATAATCGGGGTCGAATGGGCGACCTGCTACCGCATCCTGAACGCCTTTGGTAAAATAGCGGTTATGAAGGATAGTGGAAATCTTAGCCTTACGGGTGCTTACTTGTGCCATTTCGCCGCTCCATTGTTTATATTACTAATATAACACAGATTTAACGGTTGTCAAGCACTTTTTTTGACCCTAACATAGTGCAAACGGGTCTGATTATTGTCGTCATGCTTGTAAATTCTAGCCGAAATAGCGATAATATCGCCCCGATTTAGCTGTTCTGCGAGCGGAAAACAGACTAAATTTTGGTCACTTGTAAGGGCTGTATGGTACCATTTGTTATAGTTGGCACTATAAACCGCTGATTTGATGGTCAAATCCGCCTCAATATTGTCACCAACCTTGCCAATATGACGGCTAGTTTCGCCAATAATACGCAATTCATCTTTGGCTTTTTCACGGCCAATTGCGTTAAAATAGGAGTTAGGAACGCTGGCAACTAGTGCTAAGGTCTTGAAATCCTTGGCATTAATCGCCTTTTGTTCTGTCAATAGGACAAGATTCTTCCAATAATCATGGAGAGTACCAGCAATAAGTTCAATCATTTTGCTATCAAGATACTCTAGAATTTGATCAGCAATTTCAATGTCTTGTGGCAAATGGTCAAAGTTTACCATTTCTGGATTGAGAAATTCACGCATAAGTGCACCATTGGAAAGTTCACCTTCCTTGGCATCATAACGCTTGATATATTTGCCATTAACCCGTTGGGCGGCCACGGCGGCAGTCATGGCATCTTTGAGAGAAATGGTATCAGTCACTGCTAGTTCTCCATTGCTTATATTACAAATATAACACAAATTTAATGGCTGTCAAGACATATTTTGTATAGCTTGACTTAAATTTCCACCACAAAGTTCTATCATCATAGAGAGTTCACTATCCATTAGGAATAGTTCCCCTTTACTCATTTGGTAAAACCAAGGGTGTGGATGGTAACGATCCATTAGCACGAGTTCTTTGCCATTGATTTGATATTTGCGTCTATCAATTTGATGTTCATAAAATTTGTAACCATAACTACGCATAAGTTCAAAAGCGGTGTTGTTTAATCTAAAACCAAAATTTTTGTTATTATTATACCAATAAAGAATATAGATATTTTTTTGATTTATGTTTGGAACAAATGCATCTTCACCATAGGCTAAATGATAAAGTTCATGTGTCCACTCAGTTTTAGTTTTATTATTTGGTTGGATAAACGGTTGAGCCACTGTTCAACAACACTACGCTAAATTTGGTAGTTTTAAATTGTATATTAAGTTTCTTACACAAATTAATTGCATGACCTGGATTCGAGAAACTGGTTTTCTTATACTTTGGACCTGGATACTGTGCCAACATAGAAGTAGTTTTCAAATTAATTGGTTTACTATCATAAAAAATAGCCCATATACCTTCGCTAGCCAAAACTTGTTCTGACTTATAAGTTGTTTTATTTGTTATTTCTACTATAACTTGGGGCTTTGGTCTTGACATAATTGAATACTTTGCATAATTATTTATTAACTATAAAAATGCTTTAAAAATTTTCCCCAGTTAATTCTACTGTAATGATTTGTGATTCGTCAACTTTATTTTGCAATTCATCAATTTTATTTTCTAATTCAAGCACATAAGCAAGAACATCAGCAAGTTCTTTAGTAATATTTGAAACCGTGTCTTTATCAAATACTAAGTTATTACCTACAATGCTTTGTCCACGATTAATAAATTCACGTATGTGATAAGTTCTAGGCGGTCTCATTACTTACATTCCTCAACCGTTCGGATTGTTCTATTTTAGATTTATAAGGACCATAATATTGATACCGTTGTAGTGTAATAAATTTTGGGCAATATTCAGCAACCCAAACTTTATCATATTTTACAACATAATATCCAGCACAAAAATATGAACTACTTTTGTTGTTTTTTGTATAAATTGGAAGTTTAAGTTTTACATTCCAAATTTGATTATATGCAGTATGACTGGTAGGAAAACCATATACTTCATTATCTGCAATAGTTTTGTTTTCACGTATTTTTCTAGAAATGACAATATTCTTTTTTTGCATCATTTCTTGCATATCTGGAAATACTTCTACACTATCATCTACAGTACAGCGAATACCAGTGGTAGTTTGCGCAATATTTCCAATACGCTCGCCTTTATCGTTTTCGATAATCCAAAAACGATTTTCAACAATATTCTTAGCCTTGAGTGTCATCTTTAATCTTTCCTTCGATCATATCTACAAATGAATTATATTCACTACGAACTTCAATGAATGAAGCCCAACCAATGGCAGCAACGATATCCATTAGAACACGGTCATGATCAACATTCCAGTATTCATAAATTTCAATTAAGAATACAGCAAGAACTGCCCATGGAAAATACTTTACAAAAAAATTACGCATATTGAGATTCCTTTACAAGTGGTTTGCTGAGAATTTCAGCAATAGGTTGAACATTTTCACTAAGTTTAATAAGTTCATACTTTGAGCAGAACTTTATTAATTGTGTGCCAATCTGACGATTTTCTTTAGGACTAATTGAAAGCAGAGTAGCATCTATAGCATCACGAATTTCTTGCGGTTGTGCAGTGAGATCAACAAGCACACGGTTTTCTTCATAGCGATCAAGCACACGGTGTTCGGTGCCATTATGGTCAACCCAACGCTGCAACATCATATTGTTCCATGCATATCCTTTGCGTTCACGGTCAGCATAGGCTTCTGTAAGACCTACTTTCTTGGCACTGCCTTTAGTGCGAACGCCAGGATTTGCAGTCATAATATTATCTGTAGGATCACCACGCATACATTTTTCAAATAGAATAAACTTAGGGTCACCAACGGTCTTTGGTGCCTTAGTAAGTTTATCAATAACAGGTTTACCATTATCTTCAAAGAAACCCTGTAAGGTTATGTGTTGATTGGTCATACCATTATAGATAGTAACCTTATCGCTAAGCAACTGATAAAAATCAGTGTCATTGGATAAAATGATATGTTCATCGTTTTGATGAAGTGCGGTCCAACGAGCAATGATATCATCTGCTTCTGCACGTTCAACACGTATTACGCTGCAGTTAGTACGCTCATCAATCCATTTAGTAAGTTCACTATAAACTTCCCAAAACTCTTTATCCTCTTCTGCTTCGCGAACTGTCATTTTGTTCTTAACAACAGCACGATTTGCTTTGTAAGTTGTGTTATGATCTTTGCGCCAACTGCGGGCTTCAAGTGCAAAAATAACATGGTCTGGTTTGTGTAAACGATGCATCTTTTGTATGACATTGAACATAATATGCAATGCTAAACCAATCTTTTGCCATGTATCTGCGCCACGGGAAGTGCTGTGACGTGCACGAGCGAATAGGTTTGCTGTATCTACAAGAAGATATTTCATAATACTAATATAATCTCTTACAAGGGGTTTGTCAAGTATTAACGTATTTCGCTAAAACCATCGCCTAAATCTCGACGACTTACATATCGATTGGTACCATCGGCGGATTGTGAACTATTAATGATATTTCGAGCAATATCATTTAACCAAGCATCTACTAATGCTTCTGGATTAACACCACGATAACCAGCTTGTCGTAACATTTCAATAAACTCTGCATTCCAGTCAAGTTCCATAGAACCAATTTGTGGATTTTGTGGGTCAAAGTCAAATTTAAGTACACGAACTTCCGGTTGTACTTCTGCAGCAGGTTCTTCAACCTTTTCTGCCTTTGTCTTACGTGGTTTTTTCGGTTTTGTGTTAGTTTGAGTAGAGGCTAGTGGTGCGCTTTCTGTTATTACAGTAGAGGCAGTAGCGTCGTTAATTTTTGATTTACCAAATAATTTGTCGAGAAATCCCATACATCACCTTATTGTTGCCAGCACTGACGTTGACGACCTACATAGTTGCCCCATGCATCATAGACAGGGACCATGCGGCAGAATGTTTGCGGTTGATAGTATTGCGGTTGCTGATATTGTTGCTGTTCAGCCATGCTGCCTAGAATACCACCAACAATTAATCCACCAACAAGAGGAGCAACCCAATTACCGCCACCACCGCCATGATATTCACGGTGACCATAATCACGGCGATCACGCCATTCGGCATTTGCTGCCGTTGCGGAAATCAATGTAGTAGCTGCAAGTAGAATAGCTAGGGTTTTACGCATGGTAACTTTCTCCAGTTGACTATAACCAATATAACATATTTATCGGGTTTGTCAAGGGTTAATTTAATCTATTTTTAGCCTCAAAACGGGCAATTGCTGCCTCTGCATCGCCTGTTAAGACGGCAAAAACCTCTTCTAAATCTTCTTCATCGGGGGCTTCTGCATTAAGATATTCGTAAATTTCAGCAACAGGAATTTTGTCTCGTCCGAGAGCAGTTTGGTCTCTAATATACTTTAGTATTAGATACTCTACTTCTTCATCGGTGATGTCAATATCAAGAAATTCTTCTTCGGTCATCCGTGATTACTCAAAATATACTGAACAATGACTTCGCTTAGACGCTGACCCAAGTCTTCACCATCATTGATAACATGCAGTTCATTGAAAGCACGATCTTTTCGATCATCATAACGATGAAACTCTACAATATATCCACCATTAGCAATATGTAGTTTCATATTGATACCATTGGCATCAATTCTATCTCGGCTCCCCATTCCTACTGGTTTCAAATGTATCAAATTATTTTCTTCTTGTGCTGATTCCCAAGCCCGCTTTGCTTGTTTTTGGAACCACCGATCAAACCATTTCATTGGAACTGCCTTTCAATATCATCTTCTCTACAAGCCTCGCCATATTGTGTTTCAATAATAACTAGTGGTTCCTTACCAATGTTTACAACTTGGTGCCAATTACCAACAGGAATTGAAACAGTTTCGCCTACCTGTAAGATTTTAGTGTGATCATTGTCTACGGCACCATTATAATTTTTTATAACTCTGGCAACACCACTTTGCACTACCCAAAATTCATTGCGCTTGTTGTGCTTTTGGTAACTTAAACAATGGCTTGGTTTTACAACCAGTTGTTTTACTTTAACATTACCAGCATCATATAGGACTGTAAAATGTCCCCAAATTCTTTCTTCACTAATCATCGTATTTTTCTTTCTGCATAGGCAATCTCATAGCAGCATGTGCCGCTGCTTCTTTACTGTGAAATTCTATATGAACTTTACCCAAACCGCAAGTTAAAAATGTAAAATCTACACCATATCTATAACCTGCTTCGCCCATCGCATTAGATATAATACAGGCAGCTTCTACGTCTTGGTAGTTGGCGTTGAGTGCGCCGCCTTCTACATAATCACCAGGACCAATTGCATAACTGTTTGAAACAGGTCGTTGCGTAAGTGCTTTGCTTGGAAATTCAAGTATTAGGGGTTTTTTTGACATTCATAAGCCAACATAAAAAAACTTACATGATGTTCATCTGCGAACATAACAGGCAATTCTTGTCCATTTTCATTTTGTAGAAAAACATAATCTTGCCCATTGCGTAGCCCGTGGTGAGTAAAAATATCTTTTAATTGTCGCATTGCTACATTGCGTTTATTCCACAAATTGTATCTAGCAGAATTATTAAATTTTGCAAGTGGAAATCTTGCTATCTTAGATTCATCTTTATTATAAAATGGAACATCTAAGTTTGGCACTGGCAAGTCTTTTTAATTAATGAGTTTTTGTCTGCTCACGCTGAGCAAAAAACTCAGCATCTGCAGCCCAATTATCTTTTACAGTTTCACCACGTCTTGCTTTTTCATAAAAAGAATAGGCAGTATTTCTACGATATAAATCAGCTTCGTTAAACGAATACCCATAGTCACGACAAAAATTACGATATGCATCCAAATCATTGAATACACGGTTTACATTTGAATTACGAATCATTTGCTTTCTCTTTTTTATTTAGAGGGTTAAAATTATTATGGACGACTTGCCAGTGCCATAGTTCTTATATTAGTTTGTTTTCTTATTTTTGTCAAGTAAATTATTATAGTGATCAATCGCTGCTTGTAGTTTAGGAATATCTTTCCTATCTACAAATACATCATCCCACACCAAATCTGACCCAAAAATATACTTCAATGCAGCCCAAACTCGCTTGTGAAATGGACGATAATTTACAGCCTGAACATTAACAATAAAATCTGGTTTATAGGGCATTTCATTGCCCCAATCAAAAACCTGAACAACAATGGTATGTTCAGCACTGCTACATTCGCATGAAAGAAATACTTTCAGGTCATCATGTTTTACTGATATATCTTCAATGTTACTCATCATTATGCCTTTGCAGGTAGTAGATACTCATACTTGATAAGACCGCTATCAACTGTAATCTTGGCTACACCATCATCACTAAACTGAATGCTCTTATCACCATGAAGGTTAAGAATTGATAAGAATAAACCAACTGGCCACGACCAATTCTTGGTAAGTTTACCACTAACACCACTTTGGAATACAAAGTTACCAGCATGAGTAGAATGGTCGCCAAAATAAAATTTTAAATCAGTTCCTTCAGTCTTAACTGTAAACATCTTTTCTTCGCTATTTGCTTGACTTTGAAACTTAAGACGTTGAATATTAGTGACGCTTGGCTGCATGGTGATATTCCAATTGGCACCTTTAAACTTTACAGTCTTCAACTTTTCATTGACAGTCTCAGTTGTCATAAAACGATAATCGTTCTTAAAATCGCCGCCTGCATTTTCAAAATGCAATCCTACTGGTACTGCATCACCATTGCGTTGTTGTGTTACAACTGTAATAGTTTCATTTTCCTTATATTCAGGAATATTAAGAATAGTATTGAGTTTTGTCAAGTTTGGCATACCAAACACACCACTAAATGCTGCATTTACAGCATTAAACGTAGCATTAAGAATAACGCTGCGATCATCGCTTACGCTTTCAATAATTGTACTTTGATCTGTGCCAGTAATTTTAATTGTGTCAATAACACCAAGTACTTGTGTATGTGCAACAATATCTGTAAGAAAATCTTTCATGTATCACCTTTACTTTTGTTTAATTATAGTTTATATAATTTTAGATGTCAATAATTTCTGCAATACTTCCATTAATTTTTATACGTGGAGCAAGAGTGCCAGGTTTTTTAATGCAAATATAACTAGCACAAAATTCTCTGATTTCACATTTTTCTATTTCATAACCAAAATCTTTTAACTTTTCTATCAAACTTTTATAATCAATTACACTAAATATTTTAGTAAATGTTGCCTTAATTGCCCAATGTTGATCGTATGGTAAAAAATTAAAAATAAATTTACCGCCACTTTCTAATAATTTGTAAACTTCACAAGCCCAATTATAAATGTATTGTTCATCTGCTTGAAAAAATTCATTGAAACAATAAACTAGTCCAAATGATTCTTGGGGCAATTGTGATAAATTGTAATCTGAAACAACATATTTTCTTAACCTTCTAGTTGAATAAAAATCGTTATTTAAAACTGATGCTGCTTCATCTAAAATTTCTTTGAAGCGATCAACAACATAAAGTGGTTCACTTGCAACAGCATATGGTAAAAATTGTCCTTTCCCAGGGAAAAGTTCTAGAGTAGGATTATTGTTAGCAACATTTTTTGTAATTAAACTAGTTAAAATTTCTATATCTGAATTTTGCAATTTATTATCATTTACAAAATTTCTACGCTCTTCTAAATTTTTTAAAACTAGTTTATCAGCCATATAGCGACTTTTGGCTAACATCCGTAGCTTTCCATGCAATAATGTATCATCTAGTTCAATTAATAACTTATTGAATGCACGAATTGTATTTTCAAAATTTCCTTGATGTTCAGCATATTCTATATAAAATTTTTTATAATCAAGTATTTTTTGATACATTTCATATGCTTCTAAATCGTCCATATTAAACCTCAAAATCAAATAGGCTAGTAAACGTGTTAGTAATATTAGTAGCATTGGTAATATCCCAATGCAGCACATCAAGTAGGTTTTCTACCTTTTGTGTAACAATAGTATCTTCCATTAGGTCTTGGTCAAATGGCATATCTTTAAACCACTGTGGAATACGCGACTCATCAGTTGGATACCCAATACTAGTTAAACCAAGTGGGTTATCGCGTAGTTTACATACAATAGTCTTCATACCATCTACAATTTCAAGCGAACGAGAATCACTGTGCATTTTGCGGAGATTATTCCAGTTAATCGCCGCACGAACATGGCCTGGCATATTTGCCTTGCCTTGTTTTTTTTCTAGATTACCATAGTAAGTTAGCCTATTAACACGTTTTGGGGTTCCTTTTTCCCAACTTGGTAAGTCCTTAAACGTATATTTAAACTGGCGAACCTCTTCAATAATTTGTTCACGCTCAGCACCATCCAGTACTTTCTTTAAAATATCGGCAAGAAAATCTTGTACAATTTTTGGAGTATCCGACCGTTTAAGATCAAGACCCATAGCTTTAACTTTGCCAGTTTTGCCATCTACATCTAATCTCTTACTTTCAAGGTCAAAAATTAACACAGCATAGCGTTTCTTAGTAATAAACAATCCACGAGAAGCAATAAGTTCACGTCCACCTTTAATAATAGAACCAAGTTCTGGTGTGGTATGAAATGCTTCATACATAAATTTTGGAAATGTTTCGTTTACCCGCTCGCCAATACTATCATAGAGTTGAATACAAATTTCTTTATTCCACTCCATGCGACCACTTTCAACTTCTTCTTTAATCACTGGCCACGCACTAAAATACACAGAATCAGTATCACCATAGATGATTGATTTGCCAACATGATCATACTCACCAGTAATGAGTTCATTAACTGTTGCATCCATGTGCTTTGCAATTGTGCGACCGCACAGTGTAGTACTTTGTCCAATGCGTTGGTCAAAGAAACGGCAACCTGCATTAAGGATAGCGCCATATAGTGAGTTCAAGTTAATCTTCTTAACCAACTGACGTTTATCCCAGAATGCAATCTCTTTTGCATCTTTTGCGTCTTTTTTCTTGGCTTGCAGTTCTTTACGCTCACTATACCAACGCTCAAGCAAACTTGGAATAATTCCTTGATGCTCAAGATTGAAAATAGTTCCATTGGCACTCAATGCCCATGGCGCATAGTTGTCAAAAATCATATCATATATTTGTGCAGCACTTAATACTTCACTGCTGCCATTTTGCCAGTCAATAGTAATTTCGGTGCCAATATCACGCCGCATAACGGCTTCATATTCTAGTGAAGCAAATAAACCTTCCCACGCAGCAGCAAAACTTTTGCCATCGTCTACTTTTTCTTTAAGATGTGCTTCCGTCATGATTGGACGTAGTTGACCAATGATAGTTTCTGGTCCCATATTAAGTGCACGAATTGTAGATGGATACAGTGAGTTAATATCAATAGCACCGATCCATTCGTGAATGCCCTTTTTTGGATATGCCACATATGCACCAGCAACCTGTGTGTTTACCTCTTCAGTTTTTGGGCGACGATTAGGAACAACCATACCACGGCGATGTGCTTCATTAATAATTGCTTGATCTGTCACTGCAACTGCACCCATTGTAGTTTGGAGCAACACTGTATTATCATGCGCAATTTCGTTTGCCAAATCAAGGAAGCGTAGTTTCTTATCTAATTTATTAAGAAGTGCAACGTCTTGACGAGAGTATGCAATGAATGTTTCATAGTCACGATTGTATAACTGGTCAAGCGAACCTTCGTACACAGTTTTTCGTTCATTTAATTCATATTCACCGATAGCATCGAGACTATAACTATGGCGTTCTTCATATGTGTATTTTTGATATAATAACATATAATCTAGATGAACTCGTCCAACTAAATCAAATGTTTTACTTGTTTTGCCATACTTTTCATATTCACGTTCTTTAGGAAATTGATCCCACAAACAAAAACGACGAGTATCATCTTTGCTTAATACACGTGCAACACGATTGATCGTGTATGGAATATCAAACCCTTCACTGTTCCAACCGCTTAATACATCAGCGTCATCAATAAGTTCTAGAAAAGTAAGTAGCAATTCACGTTCGCTGTCAAAGATAAAAGTATTTTCAAAACGTGATGCAATACGATTTGCTTCTTCCATACTCATGGTTTTTGGTGGCATAGCAAGTGTAATTAGTTGGTCAAGCCAATCAAGATAAAGCGTAATTGCTGTAATTTTGGTAAATGGATCATCTGGGGTGCTGTAGCCACGGACACTATCAAAGTCCGTTTCAATATCAAAGAACGCGGTTTGTAAATGTGGCGAATCTTTGCCCAAATAATTTTCTTCTAAACAACGAAACGTTTGGTTGATGTCGGCTTCATAAAGTTTTTTACCAGCATGTGCCGTGAGTTCCTTGCGAAAATCACGACCACTGCGGCAAGATACACGACGGACAGGAGTATCATAGATACTCTTGAAACTTCCGTTACCATCTTCATAGTAAAATACATAATTTATAGGATAGTCTTTGTAGATGCGTTTACCATCTACTCGCTCAACAACGAATACTTTTTCTTTCTGTCGGTCAAGTAGTGCATCTACATATGCCATTATTGTTCGTTATCCAAGTTGTTGGTGCTGTTAAGAATGCTTTCAATGATATCAAGGTCTTCACGAGCCTTGTCAAAGTCACGCTTCTGTGCCATCTTAATTGCCTTCTTAAGAAGGTTTGGCTTGATATTCATTTCTTCTGCGATAGCACTAATAGTATCGTTAAGTCCGCCTGTCAAAACCTCTACTTCGGTCATTACAGACATACTTTCGCTCATCAATTGCTTAAGTTTCGTGCGTTCCTCTGCACTAAAATTCCTAGTCGCCACTTTCTTCTCCTTGCTTGTAAAGTTCTAATAGGGTTTGGTATTGCTCATATGCATCCTTAAGTGTAGGATACTTTTCTGTAAAATATGGATCATCTGCGATAATCATCATCTTATCTGCAATCATCATAACAGTTTTATACAATTTATCAAGATTTATTTCATTATGATTGGTTCTAATAATTGCATCACCTTTATCAACTGGTGTAATTTGCAATTCTCTACCAAGAATTGATACTGATGGACTTCCAGTAGTTCCCCAACTCATAGAACCGCTATTTGTTAGATATCCAGCGCCACCATTACCACCGCCGCCTCCACCACCAGAAATTGTATATGTTGTAGATGAACCAGTAGCACCGATTGGTGGTGCAAATGTTGTATTAGACGGATTTTGGACGGTTTTTACGATCATGCTTCATTTTAGCAGCCATCGCATCGGGTGTCAATTTGTATTTTGCAATAAACGCATTGTGTAGGTCTTTTGGATCAACCTCAAACTCACGGCATATTTGTTGCATCATACTATCAATGCCATCATAGTCAGTGCGTTCTGCGCCATCAAGTGTGCTTGCAAGACGCTCAACAGCGTTTGCCATATTCATCTTATCACTACCTTGAACAACAGTATCATATTTCCATCTGGCCGCAAGCAATCCCCTCGCACCAGCACTTACAGGATGACGACCTTGTATTGTAGTACTCATTGTTGCTTCTGTAATTTCACTTATGCGCATATGTTATTTATCGGTCAACTGCCATACATCTGATGTAAATAAAATACTACTATCTGTTTTTCTATATGAATCATACATTTTTAATTTTTTAATTAAAGCTTCTAATGAATTAGTATGTGCAGACATTTGTAATTCACCCACGGCTATTTCAAAATCTTTTGCCTTTATATTATTATGATTGCTGTATTCATCAATTAATTTTGTTTTAATTTTAATTGGTAAATTTCTTGCTGCATAAATTAATGGTTTATTAAGGGAATTTAACACAATGTCATTAGTTAGTTCATCTTGTATAATCTTATAATCTTCAGCAAAATATGTTGCATTTAAAATACTATATGTGTAAATTACACTAACTTTTGTATTTTTAAATTTAGAAATTTTTTTAAAATTATTTTTTATAATGTTATAATCACCGGGCCATCTAATAACATGCAAACGATCATATGTTCCATCTACACTAAAACTTATTTTACAAGATTTAAAAGTTTGTAATAAGTCAGCAATTTCATCATTAATAATTGAACCATTAGTATAAAATGTAAGAGATATTTTTTGCGAAAATTGATTTTCAATTAAAAATTTTAAAAGAGATAAAGTATTTTTACTATACATTGGCTCGCCGCCATATATTATACAGGATTCAACATTTTCCCAAAGATTTAAATTTTTATAGGGAAGTAAATTAAAAGAATATTTTTTACTATCTTCTATCCCCATTCTTAAATTTTCTGAACGCCATTTTGTACTTGAATCAGAATTGCAAGTTATACATGCAAAATTACATGTTTTATCAAATGTAACTTCAACAATTTTACTGCTAAATTTATTTTGTAATACAAGATTAATATCTTTAGGACCATCATATAAAATTCTAAAACTTCTTTGTTTAGTATTTTTATTTTCTTCTAAATCTTTGCATCTTGAACAACCATCATGCCATTTGTTTTCTAATATAGAATCACGAACTTCTTTATTAAATTCTTTGTTGTTTTCTAAAAATTTATTAAAAAAACAACATGGTCTATGCGTATTTTCATTTAATACTATTTGTGTAAAAGGCCGCCAGCAAAAATTTTTTGGTAATTTTTCCATAAAAATATTTACTAAATTTTACCATTTGGATTCATGACAGGTGGACGACCAATCTTGTCAGTTTTATTGCCAAATTTAGCAGCTTGTTTTTGTGTTTCACCTGGATGAATATCAACTGTTAGCGCATTCGCATAACGAGGGTCTTTTGCCGCCTTCTTATTAGGGGGAACTACGCCTACACCAGCGGCTTCATCAAGGTCAAATAATTCGGTTAATAACATTCAAATCACCACTTACGGCAGGACCAATAACGAGCCTTTGTGCGGGGACCTGGATTCTCACAATGGTGTCTAGCACGGAAACTTTTACGACGCTTTGGATTACTCTTCTTGATACGCATATTAGGGTCACCAAAGTTGACTTTCTTTACATTGCCAGTCTTTGGGTCTTTGACAAACACTTTGAATTTTTTTACATCGCCTCGCATAGGTTTGCTAAGTGGAACCTTGCGACCATGATATTCTGCTTCTGCAACCATTTCCTCATAAAGATCATCCATAAAGAAACGAATTTCTTCACCGTCTTTGTATAGAACAACATCATCGTCTTCTTCTTCAATTTCCCAACCCATATTATCTAACATTTTGGCAGCCTGTGCATATTGTTCTTGACTACCATTCCACCACATTTTTACCAATCGTTTTAAAGTTTGCGGATTGTTTTGTAAAGAAACTACTTCACCTTCATTAACACTTTCACCGTAATCTTTCTTATCAGTGTTTTCATCATAGCCACGGCCATAGTCTTCAATTTCTCGTGGGTCAGTTAGCTTTTCATGTTCATGTCCACCATGCGCATTTGGAACAAGTTTATGTGGATTGTGTCTGCGACCATAATAAGAGTCAGCACGACCACGATCATATGGTGAACCATGCTTATCTTCTGCTTCGTCTAGGTTTTCAAGAACCTTAAACAGTCTTTCATCACCAAGTAGAGTAATACTATCGCCACTCATTTCCATAATTTCGGTATCTACTTCTAGTATGTTACCAAACTCTAGATAAACACCATCGCCAATCGTTGGACGGTCTTCTGCTATGGCAGTAAGTTTTTCAATTAAAGAACGCATATCACTCATGTTATAAATCCTGCTATATTATTTAGACAATTAAGTATGGAAACAATGGTCTCCAATTGGTATTACGACGACGATCTAACTCATCAAGATAAGCATGAAGTTGCGCAATCTTTTCATCATCTTGTTTACAATTTACTTCTAAAAATTTTTGTAAACCTTCCATTCTTTCTACTCGGTTAGTAGATGCAACACTGTTTTCTTTCATAAAATTTATTATAGTATTAAAATCTTCTTTCCAAAGGGAATAATTAAATATTTTTGGATGTTGAAGTGGTCTACCTTGCACAAACTCAAATGAGTGATGTATTTTTCTATTTTGACTATGTTGTTTAATTTTTTTTAACAATTGTGGCATAGTTTTTATAGTCATTGATGTAATTGTAGAATTTATATTTAAATACAACCACTTTTCGTCTTGTTCTGCAGCATAGGAAAGATATTCGTCTAATAATTCTAATTTAAGTCCACTGCGAACATATTCTTGTTCTACTCCCCAACAGTCAAGACTGCACATTAAATCAAATCTTGCAATTTTTTTAGAATTATATAATTTTTTTATTTCATTTATGTATTTTAAAAAATATTTTTTAGGAGCATTAAAATTACTAATAATGTTTAATTGTAGAGCAGGATTAGGGTTTTCAGAAATAATTTCAATTATGTCATTCATAAATTTATGTTGAATAAAAGTTTCACCGCCGAGTAAGTTTAATCTTCTTAAATTTTTTATATTAGTTTTTAACCATTCTAAAAATTGTTGATATAGTTCTTCTTTATATGGTGAATAAATATTTTTTTTACTTTCTTTATCAATGTATCTATTATTTTCTGCTTCTATTTTACTACTAAATCGGGCACTGCAATAAATGCAAGCAAGATTGCATTCATTTGCATAGCTTACTTCAACAATTGTTGGAGTTATTACAGTTGCTTGGCTATCTTTTGCAAGTTCTTTGGGAGTATAACCACCTATACTATTATAGTTCATGCGGTCACTATATCCGTCTGCATTTTCTATTTCTTTGCAGTAATTGCATCGATTATTATCTGGCCATAATCCCTGTAACATTTTTTCACGATCACTTACTTTTTCAGGTAAATTATGAAAATTATTAAAATTTTCAGGTGTTAAATTTATTTGGTCAACTCGAAAACAACTTGCTGTTTGTGCAGTATTTAACCAAATAGTACTCCATGTCCATTTACTTTGACATGAGGTTGCTGTGTTGATTGGAAATTTTTTGAAGTGAAAATTATTAGTCATATAGTAGTTATGATTTTGCTTTGGTGCTCACACGAATTGGTGCCTTGCCACTGCCACCACTATCTTTACCACCACGACCTGCTGCGTTCTGTGCTTTACGCTTACGAGTAACTGCACTCTTCTTTTGCGCAGCACTCATACGACGTGCTTTAGCTGCTGGCACACATTTGGCATAACCACGCTTGCTACCGCTGGTTCCACATGGTGGATGCTTGCCACCAATTTTCTTACCAATGTTTACCCACTTGTCTTTAAACCACTTGTGAAGATTGCCGCTTGCTTCTGGTAGCACTAAATTGCCACAGTGCATGCAATAATCAACTTGTTCAAGCAACACGCTTTCTGTGATTGGATCGCATTTAATTTCTGTGCTTTCACTACGTTTCTTTTTATTCTTGACGCAGTTTGGATATGTCTTGCCAAACATCTTTTTGTTACCTTCTTTATGGTAACCTTTCCAACATGCTTCGCCAAGAACATCTTCCATCTTCATTTGGATTTATTTCCCCAGTTTTTAGCACCACTTTTACGGCATTTTACTAACGCACCACTTGCATACGCACTTGGCCATACTTTATAACGACTCTTGACTTTATAGTAGCAAGCATCTTTCTTCTCATTCATAAGACTTGCTTCATACATCAGTCCGCCGCAATGAGGGCAACTTTCTTCTACATGGTCGTGACCAGCACTGCCAACGATTTCATTATAGTTATCCATGCAAAGATAATCATGATTCTTACTTAAGGCAATCATCTTCTCGGCAACATCATGTAAATCTAGATCAGTCTTGGCATCTTCACGAGCATATTCCATCATACGAAGTAGTAGCGGAATATCTAGAGATACCGTATCAGTCTTATCAGCTTCGTTGGTAATCTGCCCAATACGCATTATTTTTTACCTTTAGGTTTCTTACCACGCTTCTTCATATTGATAGCAATAGCCGCTTGCTGTGCTAGATTTTTTGCCTCACTGATCATGTTCATGATATCTTCATCACTAACACTTTCTGCCGCTGACTGCAATGCACCTCCAAAACCTTTAAATGGAGTGGATGGTTTACTACCAGCGGGCACACGCACTTTTGGTTTAGCCGCTGTTGCTGCTTGTGGCGCTGCTGCTTTTGGCTTGCGTGGACCACGAGGAAATGGTATTTTCATACTCTTAAAGGTAGACTTAATTATCGCATCTTCTACACCCATTTGACGTAAAAACTGAACAACGGTTTTACTATCAACACTACCACCACCCTGACTATATGTAGATTTCTGCCAAGCCGTGTTCAACTTATCAGCAGTAGTCTTGTTAGCAATATTACGTGCTGCAGTGCCTACATAGTTGCCAACTGCACTTGCAGCACTTCCAATACCTTTACCAACTGCACTTGCAGCACTTCCAATACCTTTACCAATTGAACTACCGATGTCCTTAAGTCCTTGGAAAAAACCTGCTTCTTCAATTTGTTGGAAAATTACAGGGACTGCAGTTTCATATACCCAAACGCTGCGGCTACCATCATCAAGTACACCTTCACTTAGGAACCAACTTTGAATAGTTGCTTCTCTATCAATATATTCTGATAGGTTAGATGAACCCGTTGTTTCATATCCATCACTCCACTTATCTTGTGCAAGTGCTTTTCTACGGGCTGTATCTGCGGCTGTGCCTACTCCAAGATCATAGATTTTATTTCCAGTGACAGGTGGTATTTTAATACTTCTAAATTTCTGTATTAAATCTGGGTTATCACGAATACTTGTTGGATCATAACCTGGATTTGCTTTGAGAATATCATTCACACTTACTTTAAATCTCTTTGCAAGATCACTCAGTGTATCGCCCGGTTGAATAGAATAATTAAACCCACCAACACTAGGTGCTCCATAACCACCAGTTGCAACATCACCTGGATTTGCGCCTTGTGGAAGTGTTGGTCCTCTTGGCGGTAAACCACGACCTAACATGCCTTGTTGCTGATCATAATTTGGAATTGCACGACTTGTATCATTGGGTAAACCTCTACCCATCATGCCTTGTTGTTGGGAAGCAGTTGGTTGTGCGGCACCTTTTAAATAACTTTGTAATTCACGGAAAAGACCAGCAGCACCGGCAGTAACACCACCTTTAATCAACGCTGCACTTAATCTGTCACCTTGTAGCAAACGATCAGTGGCCTTAAATAAACCTAAAACAGCGATTGGTGCAACACCGCCAGTTGCTAAACCAACGCCAGCAATCAGTGCACTGTATATTAGGTTTTGTAAGATAGGGTGATTTTTAGCAAACGCACGATAAGCATAAACATATTTGGCAATACCTTCGTCACCGCCTGTTGCATCTTTAAGTTTACTTGCCATACTATCAAATGCGTTATCAAATCCTTTGACTGGTCCTAAATTACCAATCTTAGAGATAATGCCTTGATATGCATTGTTTACAGCACCTGCGGCTGCACCAACAGCATCTGCGCCTTTGCCAATTGCAGTTCGGTTAGTGCCACTTGCACGTGCGCCTTGTTCAATTGCACCAAATAGCGCAGTAATTTGTTCTGGACTTAGTTTTGCTTCACTAATCGCACGACCAGCATTATTCCAACTTTCCATTAGTGGATTAAAATCTGCTGCTTCAAATAATACTGTTGTTGTCATCTTAATTGCTTCCTACCATTTTTTTACCTGGTTTGCCTTTATCGGTTCCCATCCAATACCCAGTAAATTTTGGACCAGTTTCACCTTTGGCTTCCGTTTTTCTCTTTTTCTTTTTCTGATTATAGGTTCCGCCAAACAGAGAACCAACATTATTACTGCCCGCGCCGCCATTCATAGCACCCATTGCAATACCTCCAGCACCACTTGCACCAGCACTTGCACTTTCGCCAATTACGTGAAATCCTGCCTGTTGTTTACTTTTAACTTGAGCAGCAGATACCATAATTGGTAAACCTTGAACCTTGCCATTAGTATCTAATTTTGCCATCTTTACCATGCCAGGTGTTTGGTTTTTTCCAGCATTTGGATTTTGACCAGCTTGTTGCATTTTGTTTTGCATATTAGGTTGTGGTACGCCCTGTTGTTGATTTTGCGGCGGTTGTAACTGACCAGACTGCACATCATCTTCATGCATTTCTTCTGGATAACGCATTTCATAATCCATATAATCAAATACGCTTTCAATATAATCTGCAGCACGAGTTAGTTTACGCTGCACCCATCCATCAAGTCCACGTTCTTCGCTTACATTCTTGAGCATCTCATGTAGCATGATTGCTAACTTTGCTGTGCGATAAAGATCAGCACGAGCCATGTGAACTTCGTTATCACGTGGTTCTTCGCTATAGTTTGAACCAACTGAATATGGTTCTTCTTGACCCATAATCTCACAATCACACTCTTGGATTGAATTAATATTTTCTGGCAATTTAATCATGTATCTATTCTCAAATACTTTGAGACGAGAACTGCCAAAACGTTCCGATAATTTGCCTGCATTTTCGTAATTTTCAATGACAGGTTTGCCATTTTTAGATAAAATTTTTCCGTGTAGTGAACTATTGTAAATTTCATAAACCATAGAAATACCTCTAGATTTATTTATTCTACGCTACTGTTATAGAAATACTATGATCTTCTGAAATTATGTGTTCTAAATTACCAACGTCTTTATCGTTTAAAATTATTGTTCTTAATAAAACTTTTTTATCTTGTATATTTTTAACTAAAATATTAAAACTTTTAATATTATCTAATAAACAACTTACAAAAAATGTATCTAGAACTGCTTGATTAGAATCTAATAAAGGCATAGAACGTTCAATTATTAATTGATTGTTTACAAATATTCTATAAACAATGTCTTCCGTGCCATAATCATAAGACTGTGGCACTAATAATAAACCTATTTTAAATTCATTTATTTCTGACAATTGAATACTGAAACCAAATCTTTATATAATTTAGTGCTACGGTTACGTTCTTGCAAATTTTCGCTATTTTTTATTTTGTTTATTTTAGCACTTAAACGTCGTAAATCACTGCGTGTTATTTTTCTATTCAATTTTTTACGTAGAAAAAATAAAGCCTGTCTTTTTAGTGAGACAGGCTGTGGGTATATTGCTGTTTGTTGAAATTCTTCCCAAAGGTTTGTAACTTCGTGCCACTGTGTTTCATGCATTGCAGTTCCCCCATGCTATTCTCTCCCTAATTTTGCAAAACTAGAGAGTGTTCTTGCAACTCGTGCAAAATCTTGATCTTCATATTTGATACCAATACCGCCTGCACTTTGCCATGATGTTATATTTTTTCCGTAATCATCAACAAGGATTGCAGGTATACCATTACTAGTAGCAAACTCAGCTTTATTATGTGTTAGTTCAATATATTTTGGCATCATGCCACTAAAATGTTGATTTACCCATGAAACTTTACCTGGCGAACTACGAGAATCTCCACTAAGTGGGGTACTACAAATATAATATTCACCAAATTCTTTAATAACGTGTTGGACCAGTTGACGTGCGTGTGGTAGTAACGGTAGGTCAACCCAAAATGTAGGATGTTGTCGCACAAGTTCTAGCTTTGCTTCTGGATTGTCTATATCTTTATAGTGGTTTTTGCCGTCCAATTTGGCCCACTCACCAAAAAAATCAGCCAACACGCCATCTAAATCAATATAGCATCTAAACTTGTTATGAGCAACCATAGTTTTATTTACCTCTTTTTTACCCTCTATAACACATGCTATATCATAATTGTTATTTTGTCAAGCGATTTCTAGGCAACATTCCTCTTGCCCATTCGTTGCCTTTTGGTTTTTCTTTTGCGCTATAATTTACTACACCATTATTCCACCAAGTATATCCAGTAGTAGTTGGTTTTTGATTTATTCTTCCCAACTTCCATTCTGGTCCTGGTAATTCGGGAGCAAATAAACATTGTTCACCGTTATTATACCATTTTCGGCAACTATTGGTTTTACTTCTTCTTAAACTTGAATCTTGTTTTACTTTATGGCTATGTTTTTTACCAAACATGCCATTTGCCTTGCCAATTTTAATATATTTGTATTTTATTTCATCTGGAACTTTATATCCACTTACTCCCTCGCCGCCATTTGTGCGATTGTGTAATATACCAGTTCCTAAATCCTTGCGACCATATTTGGCAATAAGTTCTTTTTCTGCATTTAATGCTTGTTCTTCTGTAAGATTTTCTGCTATTATAACAATATGATTTTTATCTTTTGGAAGAGGTATGGAGTGCTTTTGCCAGGCTCTATTGCCTTTGCCCTTGCCAATGTAATATGGAGTTAAATCTTCTCGTATGTATTGATATACATAATAAATATTCATGCTGTTGCCCTCCTAGGCGATAGAGTAGGTGGGGTTCCAGCCCGCGACCTACATTATTATTTAGCAAATTTCCCTCTTGACAGATAGGCAGTTTGTGCTATTATAAGGTATAAATATTAGTGGAGTTTCCAATGCGCATCAAGGAAGTTATTCCTACAAATGAAGATTTTTCTGGTCAGTTTGTAACCACTGCTAATCCTGTTATTTCTCAGGAAGATACTGCTCGCATCCTTGCCGTAAAGGAAAGTGATTTCAGCGAGCCTATGAGCGGCGATGAACTTATTGAACATATGAAAACTGTTCTTGGAATGCAATAATGGCAACAGTTTTTAGAACCTGTGCGTTATTTGATGAAACATTAAAATCACATGGCAGCGCGGTTCTAAAAGCATTTACGGATTTTAAGAAAACCAAAGAAGCTAATGCAATGGCTTCATTTGGTAGCAAGGATCGCCCATATAGCGGTGATGGTCCATTGCCAAGTCATAAACCAAAACTTATACACGCAGGCATGACTTGGGATATAAGTTTAATTTATAGTTTGAGTGGTCAAAATCCACACGTAATTTCACTATACGGTTTCTTTACACACGATGAGAGCGGAACTGGAACGCCAGCAAAAGTAAAATTGCAAAAAGCATTAGTCCAGAAAATTTCTAATCAAACAATGAAATGATTAGCCAAAAGAGTGAACACGGCGTTCTACTTTGCTCACCCATTCTTTGCTTGGTTTGCCGTGACCTTTATAGTATTGTAGCGGTTTTCCCGTTGTTTTACTGACAAGCGCCCACCGACCTTTTACTTTTTTAAGTGTTTCGGTTATAAACTCGTGCGCTCTCATGATAGTTGCTTTACACTCCAACCTGTGAAACCTGAACTATTTGCCAGCGGCGTGAAATGTCGTAACGCATCTTGATAAGAATTAAATTCTAATTCTTGTGATACCTGCGATCCATTGCTAACAAATAAAGCATAAGTTCCACGACCACCAGGATTTCTAATAGCAGGTGCTGTTGCAGGTTCAGCAGCAGGTTGATTTACAATAGCCTCGCCTGGTCCCATAAAGAATAATTCTTGTTCTTGGGTATCTGGATCAACTCTAAACAATACAACACCACGCAAACCGCCTATTGTGCCGCCCCAACGAAGTTGACTGTTATTTCTTACCAAATTATTACTATATATTTTTGCTTGACTTGGACTACTGGTAGCAAAGTTAGTTAGTTCGTTGCCGTTTGATGTGTATTTCAAGATATATCTAACTTGTCTGCCCTCATCATCATTTGCATCTGGTGCGGCTTGCGGTTGTGGTTGTGCTTGTGGTGGCGTTGGTGCACGGTCTTCGCCACGGGTGGTAATACGCATCACTTCATCACGCATATATTGTAGTGAATATTCATCTAACACTCGCACAGCAAAACGTTCTATTGGTAATTTACTTACGCCCCAGTGCTTTTCTGCAACAGGAACAGCCATCTTTGTTATTTCACTGCTGTATGTAGTATACAAATCAACGCCAGGTATATAGACCAGTGTTACACTATCTGTTTCATTTTGGTGTGTAGTATAATATTGAACACGAACCATACTGTAGCCAGGATAGCGTAAGTTTATATCACCCAATGGCATTTGACGAGCGTTAGCGAACTTTATTGCCGTCTCAATCATATCATATGGAGCAGTGCCATTGATTTTTACAACTTGCTCACCGTCTTCATTTTCTAAGAAACCATCAACTGGACCAGACCCAAGTGGTGCAACAGGCTTACGACGCTCTTGAGCAGTGCGTAATTCTTTTACAAGTTGTTCTTTGTCAATAGCGCCAGCAGTATATTTGGCAAACAGTTGCATAGTGTTATCTTTTTCACTAATGCCGCCACTTACAAACTTATACAATTTCTTTTGATATTCTTGACGAGCATCTTCGGTATCAGCGGCTGCTCCCATAACACGAACATAACGCAACATAGTCTTGCGGATTTCTTCATATTGCTCAAAGTAATTACCGCCAGCACTACGGAACTCAATATAGTTTGGCTTGATGTTTACGCTAACATAACGGTCGCCACGAGGAACCAACAGTTTATTGATTTCTTTTTTGGCAATATCTTCCAATCCACCACGCATCTTATCAAGGATTGCTGGCACATTCTTTCTGCCACTTCTGCCACGCACTTCACGCTTGGCTTGGTCAAAACTACTCTTTGTCCAACGAGAACCAGCACGACCAAATGCTTTTAACACATACTCATCGCCAAGCAACATAATCACTTTAAGATGGTCAATGTTTTCCATTGTTTGGTTAGGGATACTAACACCAATATGGAAACCTGTTGTGCGGTTAGTATAATAATCATTGCTCTTTGCCCAACTGAATACATTCTCTAACGCAGCCAAACCATCTTCTAGGTTCATTGGTGGCGATACAAGTTCAATGCCACCGTCGCCATCGTTGCTTGGACTATCTAGCGAACTATCTGGTTCAAATATCCAAGTGGTTTCATCACGATCTGCTCCGTGATAACCGCTGCTTGCTCGTGCACGATAACCAGTATTGCGTCTAAAATCATCAACAACATCGCCAATATCTGTTGTTG